GGATGCTGGCTGAATCGCGTTCGTAGAAGCAAACATGCACCACTCCGTCGAGGATCGAACCGTCCCATGCAAACACCAAAGCATAACTGATGCCTCCTTGATTGCCATGGAGAGCCGAACACTTCGTCATGGGGTCTGGTCTTGGGTCTGTCATTGTGTTTCTTCCGTAGGATGAGGTGTGGTTCTTCAGACGAACTGAACATGGTCTCTTCCTGTTTCCAAGAATTCGGTCAGCCTGTGATCTTGTGGGTGCAGTCCCATCCCTCATGCACGAGAGCGTTCCACAATTTCCTTGCATTGGGTCTCAGCATGTGCCATGGTGCGCCGATCACGGTGAATGGCGAGTCGAGGGCGATGACGGCGGAGTACATGATCCACACCCTGTCTCCTTCGTCTCCATCCGACTCCCAGCGGAACTCGACCTTTCTGTATTCGGTGGAGAGGACTGCACTCTGCACGAAGCCGCCCATCGGCGGTCTGAGATGCTCTACGGGAATTCCTATATTCGTGCGGGACAACACCGCAAGGCGTGACACCCACGAGATTTTGGACGGTTCGCGCATGGTCATCGGCCTTGTTCCTTCGATTCCGCCTTGGTCTTCGGCAGGTTTCCCGTGTCGATGTAGAAGATTCGGCGTTCGGGAGCGCGGCTGATCCTGTAGATCACGACCGCGTCCTCCATCATCCGCAGTTGATTCATCGGCTTGATCGCCTTGTGGAGGAATCCGACCGTCCTTCGGTACCGCGTGTCGAAGAGACCCGACGAACAGAAGGAGATCGCGTCCTCGCTGATCTTCAGACCCTGAGGACTTCCCACCCTAGGGTTGTCCTTGTTGTACAGGTAGAAGTCCCTGTAGCCCGTGACGATCTTCGTGCCATCGGGGCGGGTCTCCTTCTTGAACTCCCTGATCTTCTGAATGTTCAGGGGATCGACATATCGCGCCTCAAGGATGCCCTTCTCGGGATTGTCCTCGTCCACGATCAGATGGAAGTAGATCTTCCCGTCCACATACCACCGCCTGAAGATGTCGTATCCCTTCGTGTCGAAGGACAGCATCCTCAGGATGGTCTTGAACTCGTCGTGGATCTTTTCCTTCACGCTCTCGCTTTCCTGAAGGTCGGCGTTGAAGAGGATCTTGACGGGAGCGGTCTTCATCTCCGTGACGATTGCCTCGTTGACGATGTCGTCGATTGCCGTCTCGACCACGGGATCCATGCTCATCTCGCGGTACTTCGCGATCAGTTCAAAGTCGTTCCTGACGGTTCCGTCGAGATCGACATACTGCCCGTAGAAGCCTCCTGCCTCGACGGGAATGGCTCCGTCGTCCGTGGTGGGAACCACGAACGACTTCATCGCCTTGAAGGTCTGCTTCTGCGCCTTGCTGCGTTCGAGTTTGAAGCCGAACAGTTCCATGCTTTAGATGCTCTCTTTCGGCTTTCTCAGGTGGTGACCCCGAGGACGGTGAAGTACTGGTAGGACATCGTGACATTGAACTGCGATGGACTCGACTTCGCATCCATGCTGAGATCGACCAGACCGATGGTGTTCGGCCAGCATCCCGCCATCTTGTATGTCGTGATGGGGTTTCCCTCGCGAGTCAGAGGCGACACGAACCAATCCGTCAGGTAGGTGTTGGATGCGTTCGGACCCACATTCCCCTCGTAGGTGTTCATCAGGTTCGACCAACTCTCGAACGCCTTGCGAAGTCCGTAGGTTCCGTCGTTGTAGACCTGAATCGTCCAGTCGGCGAAAGACCTGTCGCTCGGAATCTTCAGGTTCCTGCCCATGTAGGGGTATGTGATCGTCTCCATCTTGGATTCAGGAACCTGTGCGGCCTTGCAGAGGAACTGGATCTGTGCGTTCGGATTCCCTCCGCCGATGCTGCCAAGGGCGTTCACGACATTCGCCGCACCGCCTCCGAAGATGGCTCCCGCCACCCCTGCAACGGCGTTGATGGCGGTCGATGCACCGCCAGGAAAGTTTCCCGTGACGAGGAAGAGGTTGTCGCGCGCGCCGCCGTTGACGAGGTTTGCGCGGAATGCGTCGAGTGAGAACTGGCTGTAGGGCATCTGTTTGGTCTCCTAGGTATCTATCGGCGGAGGATCAGGCTCCGACTTCCTCGAACGAGACTCCTGTGCGGGTGGCGATGAAGTTCAACTGGATGAAGTTGATGCTTCGGTTCGGCTTGATGTAGATGTCCGCGACGAACCTGTTGCCGTCGATCACTTCGGCGGTGTTGTTCCTCTCGTCGCAGACGACGCGGAAGTCCGTGATTCCCCTGCGGCTCTGCACATCGCGGAGGAAGGGTTCGATCAGGGACTTGAACTGGCTGCGGGTGAACGCATCGTTGAACTCGAACAGGCTGTACTTCGCTGCGGTCGAGATCGCCTTCTCAAGGACGATGAACAGTCGGCGCACATTGATTCGGTCGAACGCCGAAGGCTTGGTCTGCGCCGTCTTGTCTCCGTAGAGGACGGCACCTTCTCCTGGGAACACCACCACGGGGTTGATTCCGTTCTTGTAGAGTTCGTCGCGGTAGGAGAGGCTCGGGTTGAACGCCAACTTCACCACGCCCCTCACCTGTCCACGGTTGAATCCTGCGGGCGACCACCACGGATCGTTGGTGAGGTCAGTCCTCACGCAGAGACCCGCGATGTCCGCATTGAGCGGCACCCAACGGTACTTGTCGTTGTACGAGTCGTACTGGTACTTGTAGCCCGAGTCGATGACCGTGTAGGACGAGTTTCCGATGTTGTTGCGGAGGGTCTGCGAGTTCGACAACTTGGTCGCATCGCTCTCGTTCGCGTTGAAGTTCGGCGCGGAGACGAACGCCACGCAGTCCTTCCTTGCGTTCGCGATGTCCCTGATGTACTGAACCGAAGCAGCGGCTCCTCCGCCGATGGTCGAGTTCTTGCCGAGAGGTCCACCGATGATGAGCGACACATCAACCGTCTCGGGATCCGCAAACAGCGAGTACCCCGAAGAACAGACATCCGCCTCTGCGCTCGCGCCGTGCGCTCCCGTTCCTCCCGCAAGGCTTGCTCCGAACAGACCGCCCGTGACGAAGGAGACTCCATCGCTTCCCGTGATGGAGAACGCCTTGGTTCCCGCAGTTCCCTGCGCCGTGAACCCTGCCGTGAGACCGAGGAGAGCCGATGCGTTGTCCACATCGATTGCCGCGATGTACTTCGACTCCGCGTTCAACTTGTCCTTGTAGTAGATGCTTGTCCCGTCAGATGCGACCGCGCCCTTGATGAGGCTGAGACCCTCGAAGGTCTCAAGAACGCTGCCCTTTGCGCCTGTCCAAAGCCCATCTTCGTCGAGGATGGCAAGATGGAACTGGTCGTTCGAGGCGGACGAACCAAGGCTTTCTGCGTACGAAGAGGTGGACGGACGGGAGTTGAACTGACTCGCAAGAGACCATGTGTCGAACGATCCTTGATTGGTCGTTCCCGTGGCACCACCACAGATCTCGACTCGAAGGCTGTTGCCCAACGCTCCAGGATACTTCGCGCAGAACGCAGCGTCGGCGTTTGCTCCAAGGTCGGGACCACTTCCCCCCGCGACATCAAGATAGGTGTCGTTCGGAACAAAGACGGGTCGGGGAAGATCGGTGGTTCCCGCAAGAGCCTTGGTCTGCGGCACCGCGTTCTTTGCCAAAGGATGAACCACGCGGGAGATGCTCAGGCTGTTTCCGTAGCCAAGGAAGTTGGCCGCGCTGAACCAGTAGGCGAAGTTGTTGTCGTCGGGCAGTCCGTACAGGGCGATCAGGTTGTTCACGCCGTCAACGAGGACGCGCTGATTGGCTGGTCCCCATTGGAAGAGTCCCGCGAATGCCGCATTGGTGGTCGCGACGGCGGGAACGATAGTTGTCAGGTCTCGTTCGGTGACATTGACACCAGGACTGAGTTGGAATGCCATAGATCTTGTCTCCTGTTTCCTTTTCGCAAGTCGAAGGGGTACAGGAGGTATTTAGCGTTTCCCGTGCGGCGGTCACCAATCTTGAAAATCTTCCACGGTCTTTGCCCGTGCCTTGACGGGAGTCTCCCTCGACAGTTCCATCGCGTCTGCGCTCATTTCGTCTTCTGCGACCTGCGTTTCCATGAAGCCAAACGGGACAAGTTCCTCTTCAAGCCTCTTGAGTTTTTGCTCGAACAGGCGTTGCCTGACTTCGGTGTTGACGATTTCGGTGAAGTACGACTGCGTGGTCAGCCATCCGAACAGGACGAGGGATGCCACGATGTCGTCGTTGTGACCTTCGGATGCCTCGTAGTTCGCTCCCGAAGCGATGTAGGTCGAGAGTTCCGAGATCGTGTCAAAGTCCGTGATCAGCAACTTGTCGCTCTCGACCATTTCCTTGATGACAAGGCATC